CCGGCAAAGGCAGCGGAAAGGCCTAGCGTCAACCCACCTACTACTTTGAGCATCGCGGCGGATGACTTAGCAATTGACGTCTCCGCCATGTTCACGCCCCTCACCAAGTCGGTAGAGTCGGCTGTGAGCTTTACAAAGAGGGTGCCTAAGGCCCCTGGTCCAACTGCCGCTAATGCCGCGCCCATCATACGTCATCCTCCAATTTTACTTTGAGCACTGACGCCCAAGTAGATTTAGACTTGGACACGGGCGCGGAGTCCTTCCCAGCTGAGTGTTTCAATATGAAATCTTTTGTTTTCACTGAACGCGGATTCTTTACATTACCACGCCTTACTTCGGCCGCAATCTGCGCCAGGTAAAAGTCCTGCTTCTTTACCTGCCCCTCCTCCCGATTGAGGAAGGTTATCCAATCCATGAACTCGCTGTAGGTTATCCGGTCCTGCAGCTCGTTCACTGGCACGCCAAGGTGGGAGGCTACTTGAAACCAACCAAGCCTCTCACCCTTCATCCGTTTTTTGACGCGTCCACTATCTCCTTCTCCGTCCCGCCCAACTGGTTAATCTTTTGGGCTTCGGAGAACAGGGACGACACCACCGAGGAGGGCCACTCCTGTATTGTCTTGGTAGGAACGGCGGTCCCGTCCTTCTGGAACAGGCACCGGGAAACCAAATCCGCTTGCATGCCGTCGAACTTCTTTACCGAAGGCTTGCCATCCGCGCCTACCTGGACGCGTTCTTTCACTCCGTCCAAATACTTATCCCGAACGGAGGCGGTCATCTCCCGTAGCTCGTATTCCGAAGGCTGCCCATTCCCATTCTCCAACAGAACAGGAATGGTGGAAGCCACTAAGTTGAATTTCAGTGACATATCTTAGCTTTCAACATTGCTCATGTAAACTGGCGCCACTTCGTCGCCGTTAAGGTCCCGCATGCCTGGAGTGATGGTGAGCGTGGCCGTGGGTTGTTCGCCTTCCGTGTGCGTGGCCGGCGTGAACTCTTCAATCCATCCGTAGAACGCGATCGTGGAGCCGTCCGGGAAGGTGACCGTAATGAGCTGGTTGACGCCAATCTGGGGCCAGATTTCGTCAAGGGCAGTCGTTGCATAAGCCACCGTGGCGCTGACGGGCGTGAGGGATTTCAACTGGCGCGGTGCGCTGGTCCGGTAGGCTGTATTCCGCATCGTCGTTGTTTCGATGGGCCCTCCCGCCGTGTAACCGGGAGGAGTGACGTCCTTCTCGTAGAGTTTAACGAGAGGGAGGTTTGCGAATGTAATGATGGTTGAAAAGCCATCATCTAATCTTAACTCGTTTGCGTTTGGCATCTTGTTTTCTTTCTGTTGATTATTCGATTTGGTTTATCGTGACTACTGCATTGATGGAAAGTAAATGGCGCCGACGATCGCCTTCTTGCTCCACTCCCAAAGGAATAATGTCACCGCTTCTAGATACATTGTGCAGAATGTAACTGTCCACGGAGTCCATTACAACAACGCTTCTTCTCTGGGCGTCCAACGCCACAGCAATATCCTCCGCCTTCTTTCTAGCGTCGGGATAAATTGAACCGCGGACCACGACCTGGATTCCAGGGTGGGCTACTTGCTCCCCTGACAGCATTATCCGGCCATCCAACTTTCCAGCTGTATCATAAATGCCCAAAGCATTGTCCGGTGTGCCTGGGAGGAAGGACACGAACACCGGCCAAGAGCCAGTCAGCCCTTCGGTCGCCAAATCTAAGTCGATTAGAAGTTGGCGGATGATGTCAGCAGGCGAACTCATAAGATTTTAATCTGGTCGAGAATAACCCGTCGCATGTCTCCCCTCAGCCTTCTTGCCGGCTCCTCCAGGAACTTCGACTGCCCACGGCCTTGCGGGTCCCAATACTTTCCCTTATGAGGAGGTGGACGCGGCTGCCCTTTGAGCTTCATCTCCACATTCTCGTGGACATAGATAGCGTATTCTGCGGTATAGCCTACGATGACTTGCGTGGAGAACCCGGCACCAAAAGAACGAGTGAACGCGGAGGCTTTCAATACGCCGTAGTCCACTGGAACCAGACGCTGACTTTCCCGCTGGAGCATGAGACCCGCTAGCCGTAACCCACGTGAGCAGCCTAGCGACATAGCCATTGTCTTAGCCCTAAGCCTCGCTAGGACTTGCTCGACTCCAACAATGGTGTTGACGCTGGCCATGATTAAGCGGCAGTGATATCTATGTAAAACTCCTTGTCCTTTACTAGGAAACCTTGCGCGGCCGGATTATCAATAGAAATCTGGAACGTGGCGCAAGGTGTATATTTTGCAAAGGACTTGTTCTCTTCGCTGCCGCCGGTTACGGCATAAAGAGTGACCTGTTCGGTGGTGCCGTTCATGGTCACATCTTGCACCTTCATTTTAGCTCTGATGGTTCTGTTCATAGATAGGCGGTGTAAAGGAATTCAGTTGCTTTGAAATTAGGCGTCTCATCAAACCGTTGCACCTCGAAGGCGTCCGTGAGACTGGAAGGACTGTCGGGCGTGCCCGATTCCATCTCTCCCTTCCTCAGCTTGTCTCCCTTCTTGAGGACCCGGTCTGGGTAGACTGTGGCGGAAGACATTTCTGTTTGCCCTACTCCGTTGCGAAACTCCGTTCCGCTATCGTCCCACCGGCAAGCAATTTCTATAGGACCAGCGAAGGAGAAATTGCCGTATTGGTCCGGGTCTCCGCGAGCCCACCAAACTGCTTTCTGCTTCCGCATCCTTTTGATAACGCTCATACGGTTAATTCCTCTCTAGCCTTGCCCTGGAGGAGCCCTGGCTGGGTAGGGGGCTCTGTTGCTGGAATCAAGACAGCAACACGAGTAGGAGGACCAGCCAGGGCAGGCTGAGGGCTAGGGCAAAGTGTCTTAATTGTTGACAAAAACTCGAGCATTGGAATCCGGTCGAACACTGGCAGCTTGCTCGACCCATCCGTCACGTTGAATACCCCCACGTTCGGCAACCGCCCCAGGCTTTTGGCTAGGGTGTGAAACCCTCGAGTGAAGCGAACGAAAGGCTCCGTGTTGAGCCGCTTCAAATTGTAATTGTGCCAATGGAACTTTCCATTCTGCATGCCTAAGTCAAAGCCCAAGAGGAAGATTCTAGTGGCCCCGAGTGTCACTGCCAAGTTAATCGCTGCCGCTCCGGTGGAGTAGTTCCATCCCAGCGTGTCTCCCTCGTGCAATCCGTTTCTGATGCGCTTCATCTGCAGCAACCAATCCAAATTGAGGGACAGGCACGTAGGCGCGCAAGTAACCACTCGGCCTAGGAAATAGCGGAGGTCCTGCTTGTTGTGCTCCCACCATGAGGAATCACCGAACAGACAAATCTGCACGATGTCTGGACCTAAGCGGAAGGCGTCATTGCATCCAATGACATTCTTTCCTTGCAGCTGGCTGAAGTCAAAACCTTGAAGGGAAGAACCACCACCAATGATAAAGGCGTCCTGGTCTTTCCATTCAGGAGAGGGAGTCCAGGAGGGCATGACTTATTCCTCCGCCGTGCCTAGCCAAGTAACGGATGCGATCCGCTTAGGCTTCTGCTTGCTCAAAGCAGCCAAACCGCCAGCGGTGTCAAGCATCATGGCGGTTTGACCGTAGTGAGACGTATTAAGATTAAGAGCAACCGCGCTCTGGTAAGTAACCGACACGGGACCTGCCCTCTCATTAACGGGGCGCGGGTCCCGATTGGTGTAAAAATGAGCCGCTAGCCATCGCTCAATTAACTCCAGCCGCTCGTCGCTATAACCAGCGTCGCTGCAAACTTCAGTAACCAGTTCGTTCGCTACCAACATGAATGGCTCCAAACTAATGGTGACATCCACTTCGATAATGCCTTCCACTGCTCCTGAAGTTGTTCGCATAGACCGGGAGAGTTAATGGGCTTTTGACTTTGTCGTCCTTGTCGCCTTTGCTGGCGCCGCGGCCGGCTCTTCCCAATCAGGCTCACCCTTCGCAGCGGGGCGAGGAACGGGTTCGGGTTCGGCGACTTCCAATTTCGTGAACTTGCCTGGGAATAGCCTCGTCAGTTCTAACGGGCTATTAACTGTCTGCCCTTTGGAGTAGGCCTTCCCACCTTCGACATGAGTGCCTATCACCACTTTGTATTTTGCCATATAGTTATTTGATGTTCTTTTGTGTTCTGTAAAAGCCGCCCCGTTCACAACGCGGGGCGGCTAACCAAACCGTTTTGCAACGCCTTACGCGGAGACGTTACCGTGAACAATGCCCGTCTGGCCATTGAAGTCGGCTCTGAGCTGCGGGACCATGATCGCCATCACTTTGAAGTTAAGGCGCATTCCACCGAGGGTCTCCCACTGCAAAGTGGTGATGTCCATGCCGATGACCATGCGAATAACATCGCTCGTCATCTGCACAAGAATCATCTGGAAGCCCGTGAGGTAGTCCAGCGTGGTAGTGGCACCAATACCGTTAATCGCACCTATGCGCTGGCGCAGGGTGCTGTCACCCTTCAAGGTGCTGTAATCGTCATCCAAATACTGGTCCCAAGCCGGGCTCGTGTAGAGCGACCAGGGGCCGTAATGATGGTTGTCTTCGCTGGCTTGACGCATGGACAGCAATTCCTGAATCAGCGTCTGCGGCGTCCAACCTGTCTCCGTTGGGCCGGTGAGGTCCACCGTCGTGACACGGGACGGGAAGTTGGTGAGCCCGTAAATGGTGCCACCACCGTAAGTGAACGTCGGGAGAACTCCCAGCGTCAGCTTCTCTGCCTCTTCTGCAACCCGCCG